GCCCCGGCAACTCTTATCACGCAGCTCCGTCATATCCACCCAAGAGGGCAGTTCCCAATACCTGGCAAATGGCACAACGCAACGCGCGCCAATATCATCGGCAACGCTTTGCAAAGGGGGCATCTCTATGGCGACGATGCTCGGATGATCTCGGAAATCGTCGACCACACGCCGTTCGATAAAGAAACGTGTCCCGCATATAGGTGCAGGGCCGTCCTGCCGTACAACGGTGCCAAGGGCTGGCATCTTGAATTAATAGACCGCCAGCGACATAAAAAGCCAACTAATGGAGAGGGAAGTACTGCATACAATGCCGCGTCAGTCGAGCTCGCAATCCCGGTGCTACCGGAGCTGCTCGAATTGTGGCGCTCCCGCGTCATGGCTGCACGTGACACAATCGCACGAGACCTTATGCAACGCTTCTGTTTGGTGGAAGTGAATGTAGAAGTGAATGTTGACGATGTGCATGTGTCGGCTGCTGTGAGGGCAAACGCCGCCCAGAAGTTATTCACTGATAAGCTCTTTCTGGACGAGCTTGCTCTCGAGGTAAGGATCGCAGAGGACATCGAGTGCGTGCTCCCACTGCATTTGACACCGGCAGATGAAGCCGCCCGTAATATGCTTGTTCGCGACAAGGCGGTTCGGGAGTTACTAGCCGCCGAAAGCGCCACCGTCGCGGCAGAAGGTATCTGCCAGAAGGTTGGCATTTCCGTTTCCAATGTCGCTGACCGCCTGTGGCAGCTAAAGCAGTTCAGAGCCGTCTACGAGCTACGAGAGGCACAGGACTTCCCCCATGAATGAGATTGACCTGTCCGAGAATCGCGTGGCAGGAGGCTTTTTCCTCCTCAAGGAATCAAAGTCTGTTCCTTATGAGTGGCCCAGGGACAATGGCGGACCTTACGGCTTCGTGGGAACGTACGCTGAGAGCGGCTCACCCCTTCGTGACACTTTGATCGCGATGATTCGCCAGGGGAAGCACCGGGTGTTTGTGGCGTCATTCATGATCGGCGATGAGGAGTTGATCGCTGAACTGGTAAGCGCAGCCCAGCGGCTCAAAGGCGGCGTATACGTCATAACAGCGCTGGACGAGCGGTCACTGAACCGTGGTTTGGAGCAATACGAGGGGCAAGAACAGGAAGCTCCCGAGCTGCGGCGCAAGAACTTCGAGCGGCTGACAACTCAGGGCATCTACGTTCGCGGTCATGAGTACTGCCACGCGAAGTTCGCTGTAATAGATGATACTGTAGCGCTGGTAGGATCTGCGAACTTTGTGAGGAATGCATTTGAATGGACAGGGGAGGCGGCCATTGTCATTCGCCAGCGTTCTCAAGTCGCACAGCTAGCGCGGCTTTTTGCTGAACTCTGGTATGAAGGCTGCACATGGGAGGTTCCTCCGGGAGCGACTTATGTCGTTGCCAAGCGATCACCCCAGAAACCGCCGGCGCGACCGGTAGCGCCAGACGGCCATCCCGGCGAGATAGTATGGACGAACGGACATGAAAGCACTTCGCTTTTGAGAGCTATCCAGCGGACGATCAACAATGCTACGAAAAGCCTGGCTTTGTCCACGTACAGTCTGGCCAGCATGACCGATGACCCGTCGCTTCTGTTCGAACCGCTTAAGAGAGCCAAGGACCGTGGCGTCGAGATCCGCTTTTTCATCCGCCAGCGCAATGCCTGGCCCGAACAGATGCACGAGCTGCTTGCGCTCGACGACATGGGGGCTAAAGTATTCGGTGACACGCGGAACCATGCCAAAGCTGTTGTAGCTGACGGGCGTGAAGGCGTGGTGTTCTCTGCCAACTTTGACGCAAAGCATGGCCTCACCACTGGTGTTGAGGTCGGTGTGGTCCTGCCCAACGAGGAGGTTGCTAGGCAGGTGCAACACTACCTTGATCATGTCATTGAGCATGCAGATACGGCTTTCGTTCGCGCCCCCACATTGGCCGAATTGGACGGGCACCTTGCCGCGCGATGGTGCAGCAGATGCGAGTTACCGGGAACCATTACTGTTCGGGCCACTCAGGGAGATTGGGAGGAGCTTGTTGACGCGACATCACGTGGGGCCGTCCTATATGAGAGGAAAGACGAGGTTACTTGGCTGTTATTTGCCGGGGACAAGCTGTTTGAACTCCAGGGCTCCGAGGGTGGCTATCGCCTTCGAGTCAATGCCGCGGACATTCCTTTGAATGCCCGTCTGGAGGATTGGCTTCGGTCCTCCCGCGCGCCTGAGATTACAGCACGGCGCGGCTTTTGCTCCTCACGCCTCGCATATCAGCCTCTCTAAAGCATCGTGGCAAACGTTTTGTTTCCTGCCGAGGGGGGCCAACGTGGTGCACGTAAGCGGCTTGTTGCAGCGATTGTTGCTTCGCAGCCGTGCCAGTGGCAGTGAGAACTATGGGGAATGTGTGGCGTTCGGCGTATAGTCCGTTGAAAGAGCGGACCAATGCCCAAACCATCCAGTCAACCGATTCCGTTTTGAGCTGCCGGTTCCACTCGAAATGCTTCGTGTAATGAGACCTCTGGCAGCGCTTCCAATGCCCCCGCAACGTCCAGGAGTGTTGGGTCCGTGTAGACGTTCATGGTGAGGTCGAGGGAGGAGTGGCGCATGGCGGCCTGGGCCGTGCGTGGGGGCACGCCGTTCTTGCTGAGGTGAGTGCCGAAGGTGTGGCGCAGCGCGTGAAGGTCGACGGTGCGGCCCCGTTCGTCGCACTTCGGGATGCCGGCCGCCGCGAGGTCACGGTCGAATATCTTGATGAAGTCGCGGGGCACGGTGAATAGGAACTCGTCCGCTGGCAGCCGCAGCGGCACCGCCTTCCCGCTCAGGCGGGCCAGCTCCTGCTGCACGGCAAGTTTCTCGGCAAGCCACTTACGCAGGTCGCCGGCAAGGTCGTCCCGCAGGGGCACGAGCGCCCCGCGCCCGGCCTTCGCGTCCTTCGCCATGAGCTCGATGTGCGGCCGGTCGGCGTCGAGATGGATCTGTCCTACCGTGATGCTCGCTAACTCCCCTTTGCGCAGGCCCGTGAGCACCATCGTCTTGTAGATGAGCGCCCGCTCGCGGCCGAGCCGCTCTTGCTCGGCGAGGTACTCGGGCCTCTTGCTTAGCACAGCGCGCCCGCGCTCGTAGGCTGTCTCCAGCGTCTCCCACGTCAGCGGCGCGTAACGCCACGTGCTCCGGCCCCTCTTCTTCTCAGGCGGCAGCGGCACCGTCTCGCGGCCGTAATCGGCCACCCCACGCAGCCGGGCGGCCTTCAGCAGCCTGCGCAGCTCGTCCTCGGTCAGAGCTCGCCGGACGCGACGCCGGTCGCTCCGGACGTCCGCCTTGCAGAGGCCCTTCAGAGGGTTGGCCACCAGCCGGTCAGTCTCCACGCACCAGTTGCAGAACGCCACGATGGCCGCGCGATAGGTGTTGCGTGTCCGGGCCGACATGCCCTCGTCCTCGGCCCGGTTCATCCAGCGCACCATGGCATCCCGGTCGATGTCCGCGAGGCGTGAGAAACCACAGTCCTCCACCAGGCGATTGAGCTGCCGCCGCACGTTCTCTCGATGCTTCTCGGAGACGCGCTTGCCGCGCACCGTCTTGGCCTTAAGGTGCTGAACGTAGGCGGCCACGTGCTCGGAGATGGGCACGTCCGCATGGTTAGCGACGCGATCCTGCTGGGGTGTGATGATGCCGGCCCGGACATACTCGGCCCGCTTCACCAGCTCGGCGAGGACGTGCCGCGCCGCCTGCTCGTCCTGGCACCGTGTGGTCACTTCGCGGACCCGGCCCTCGCCGTCACGATACCTGATCACCCACGTCCTGGTCTGGAGCATGACCCGCCTGCCGTCGGGCGTTAGGGGGGCGGCGCGCGTCCTGCCGGAGCGGTCCTTCCAGCGCGCCCACTTCTCGCCACCCCGCTCGAAGACCTCGGCGCCTTTCGGAATCGGGCGGGTGTACTTCTTGTGGTAGATCGTCGCCATCAGCGTTTCCTCAGCATCGGGGTTTCCTTTACCGCTCACACCCCTTGCTCAAAGGCGCCCCGGAATCAAGTCGCGTCGTCGCGTAAGTAGTTGGGCAGCAAGCGGATGCGATGTGAAGGTCCGCATCAGCGCCTGTGGCTTTCGCAGCCCGGGCAGCCGTCGGCGATCCACTGCTCGATGACGTGTCGCGGCCAGCGCGAAAGGGACCCGAGCTTCACCGGCGGCGGGATCCGCCCGGAGTCCGCGAGCCGGTAGACGGTCCGCGCCGAGCACCTCAGCACGCGCGCAATGTCGTTAACGTCCATCAAGGGCGCCTGTTTCACCGGCTCGCTGACCGCTTTGCTCGCTTCTCGCTCCACCTCTCCTCCTCGATCGGCTCACGTCTCCCTACCCATTACTTACGGAAAGGGCCGACGAAGTGTGACATGGGAGCTGATTCAGCCAGTCGGGAGCTGGCTAGGCCATGGCCGCCGCCAGCCCCGAGAGCCCTCAGGAAGGCGTCGCCAAGCCAAATTGGCACACGGCCATCAGGGCCCTCCGGCACCGCTGCCCCGTGCTCCGCTGTCGAGCCGCGTAAACCGCTGGCGGTAGGCTACTTGCGACTGTCCCCTCGTTCGCTCGTCCGGTGCCGTGTCCCTCCGAGCAGCGGCTCTTGAGAATCCGAAGACCCTAACGTGATGCCGACGCGCCTCTTGCCGAGCAGGCGAGTTTCGCAGCCTTGACCTCTCCTGCGACTGCGAAGAGAATGCGGGCCGCGCATTGAGGATGGGGCCCCACCCGGAGAACCAGCCGTTCTCCCCTATGTGCTGTCGCTCGGGCGGTCGGCGGCGTCTGAGCGAGGCCGTGTTCGACGAGCTACTGCTATTCCAGGAGGAGCGTATGTACGCAACGGGAGCCCGGCATGCCGCGAAGAGGCGGACGAGACGGAGCGGCGGTTGACAGTTATAGGGACCACACGTATAGTGGCGAGAGTTTGAATGCGCGGGTCTTGAGGCGAAGCAGATCGGGACGCCGACATGAAAGGAGGTGCTGGTCTCACACGCGGCGCCCGGCACAGCGTCGCAGGAGGGCTGTCCTAAAGGGTAGAGATACCTGTACCGCTCACGAGAGCGAATTAGGGTCCGCTTCCGATCCCGCAGACGCGGGATGCAGGGAGGTGGGCCCTTTTCTTTGTCAGCCGAGCAGCCTCTGCCCCAGAGAGGAGGGTAACACTTGAAGGGGCCCTCCGGTATGTAAGCAGTAAGGGACGGTGCCGCAGGACAGGCCGCCCGTTGCCAGCCATTCTGACACTTCAGCGCCGGACGGGGTAAGTAACTGATAGAGACACCGATCGCGGGCGGGTAGAAGGCCGCCCGGATTCGGGCCGGACAGGACTGGCTTTGGCGTCTGGTGCGAGCAGATGGACTCACGGCGCGAGTGGCGATGCGCTCGGTGCGGCAAGCTCCTCGGCGTTCTGGAGCACGGCCGACTCTACATCCGTTTCGCACGGGGGCACGAGTACTTCGCGCCTCTCCCCGTGACCTGCATCTGCAGGGGTTGCCATAGGCTCAACGAGATATGGAACCCGGCCGCGCCGGCCAAGCCCATGACTTCACGCACGATCGTCTTCCGCAAGCTGCAGTAACAAACCGAGAGGCGCTTGACGCCTAGATACTGGCCTTTGTGAGGCGTGTGACGCCCGGCCGGAAAGGCCGAGCGTATGTCGGGCGCCTGCACCCCCCGGGACCGCGCGCGTCTCGAGCCGGACCCACAGGCGGACGAGTATGTCGCCCGCCTCGTTCGGATCAAGGCACGTCAGCTTGTCGGCAAGGCCGGATTCACCGAGTCCGACCGTGAGGACATCGAGCAGGAGCTGATCCTCCATCTGATCGAGCGCCTTCCCGAGTATGACCCCCGGCGGTCCTCCCGCCACACCTTCATCGCTCGCGTGGTCGAGCACAAGGTGGCCGACCTCATCCGCTACCGCACGGCCGGGATGCGGGATCCGCGTCGCGTCGAGCGCTCCCTGGACGAGCCGGTCACCGGCGCTGAGGGAGAACAGGCCGACCTGGCTTCCATGACGCCCGGCGACGAGAGGACGCCGGGCGAGCCGCATGACGCGGCCATCGACCTCGCCGAAGCGCTGGAGGGGCTCCCGCCCCATCTGCGCGCCCTCTGCAAGCGCCTGCCGGAAGCCACCATCCAGGAGATCGCGGACGAGTTCGGTGTCACGCGGCGGACCGTCTACCGTTGGATCGAAGAGATCCGCGCCCGCCTGGGGGAGACCGGTTTCGGCGTCTACCTGTGAAAAAACGATGTCACACTTCGAGGCCCGCTTCCGTAGGTAATCAGTAGAAGGTCACGCCCGCAGAGAGGAGAGAAGGGTGAGCCGAGACATCTACCGCTACCGGTTCGAGAAGGACGTGCCGATGAAGGAGGCGCGGGGGTCGCTGCTCCTTGCCATCCTGGCTGCCGAATGCCTACACGGCGAGAGCCGAGTGCGCCTGGACGCCGACTACTGCTTCGGCCCGGTGAGGCGGACCTGTGTCGTGGATGCATCGACCGAGGTGGGAAGGGACATCTGCCGAATCTTCACCGGGTTCGCCATCAAGGAGTTCGGCGAGGACGCCTTCAAGGTGGAGCGCCTCAAGCGCAACAAGAGAGAGGAGGCGGACCGGTGAGCGCTCTGCCTGAACTCCACGACCGCCGCCTGACCCACAGCCGGCTGGCCTGCGCCAGGACCTGCCTGCGCAAGCACTATCTGCTCTACGAGCTGGGCCTGCGCCCGGATGTGGAAGCGCCTCCACTGCGCATTGGTCGCGTGTTTCACCGGGGCCTCGAGTTGATGACTACGCGAGGGCACGATGAGGCGATCCTGGCGGCCGTGGCCGATTACGATGCCGGGCCACCGCCCGGGGCCACTGAAGAAGAGACGCACGCCTGGTGGGTCGAGCGCGAGACCGTGGCGCGGCTCCTGGCAGCGCACGCCTGGCGCTGGGAGGCGATGGACGCCGAGATGGAGGTCATCGCATGCGAGCAGGTCTTCGAGCTGCCGCTTGTCAACCCGCACACCGGACGGCCGAACCGCACCTGGAGGCTGGCCGGGAAGAGGGACAAGGTCGTGAGGCTCCTCGATGGCCGCCTGGCCATCCTCGAATACAAGACCACAAGCGAGGACCTCGCGCCCGAGAGTGATTTGTGGAAGCGCCTGCTGATCGACTCGCAAATCTCGCTGTACTGGCTCGCGGCGCAGGATACCGGGCTTGCCGTCGAAACGGTCCTCTACGACGTTACGCGCAAGCCCACCATCGCACCGTGCCAGATTCCCGTCCTGGATGCCGACGGCAACAAGATCGTCCTGGACGAGAGCGGCGCGCGCGTCTTCAACCAGAACGGCACGCCCCGCCAGAGCGCCGACGCGAGGCGCGGCTGGCGGATGCTCACCGATATTGAGTCGCCACGGCAGTTCGGCGAGCGACTGACGGCCGATATCGCGGAGCGCCCCGACTACTACTTCGCCCGGCGCGAGATACCGCGCCTACAGGGTGACCTCGACGAGGCCCGCTACGAGCTGTGGGCGTGGGGGAAGATTCTGCGCGATTGCGAGCGCTACGGGCGCTGGCCGCGCAACACGGGGGCCTGCAATGGCTTTGGCCGGTGCGTCTGCTGGGACCTCTGCACCGGCGGATTCGATCCCGCAGGCGGCATTGTGCCCCAGGGCTGGGTGCAGGTGGACGATGTGCATCAGGAACTCATTGCGGAGGAACCCGATGCCGCCGCGTGAGTCCATGCCGCGAGCCCATCCCGAACTCCAGGAGCTCCTGGTACCTCTGGCGCCGGAGGAACGTGCCGCTCTGGAAGCCAGCCTTCGGTCGGAAGGCTGCAGGGACGCGCTCGTGGTGTGGTCAGGCAAAGGCATACTGCTCGACGGCCACAACCGCCTAGAGATATGCCAGCAGCACGACATTCCGTTCCAGACGGTGTCCGTCAAGCTGCCCGACATGGGGGAGGCGAAGGCGTGGATCGTGCGCAACCAGCTCGGGCGGCGGAACCTGACCGCTTATCAGAAGGCGGAGCTGGTGCTGCGCCTGGAGGACAATGTGTCCGCGCGTGCGAAGCAGAACCAGCGGCGCGGCGGCAATAGGCGCGGAGTGGGTCGTCGGAATTCCGACAACCCACTCGACACAGCAGAAGAGCTGGCGTCTATGGCAGGCATGCACCGCGATACCCTCTTGAAGGCAAAGAAAATATGCGCAGAAGCCGATGAGAAGACCAAGCAAAAGCTCCGCGCCGGCGAAACCAGCATTCACCGCGAGTACCAGCGGCTCAAAAGAGCGGAGCGGAAGGCTGAAAAGGAATCACGCAAGACCGTCGTCGAGACGCCCGCAGATGCATCCCGCCTCTGCCACCTGGCATGCGCGCCCATTGAGAACGCGGCGCGCCTAGTGAAGGCCAGCTCAGTGGACTGGGTGATCACCGACCCGCCGTACGGCGAGGAGTATCTCGGCCTGTACGTGGCGCTCGGCCGATTCTGTGCAAAGGTGCTGCGGCCGGGCGGATCGCTCCTGTGCATGACGGGGCAGTCCTACCTGCCGCAGGTCTATGAGGCGCTCGGTCGGCACCTCACCTACCAGTGGACGCTGGCCTATCTGACCCCCGGCGGACAGTCGGCGCATCTCTGGCAGCGTAGCGTGAACACGTTCTGGAAGCCGCTGCTGTGGTACGTAAGGGGCACGTACGAGGGGGATTGGGTCGGCGACGTCTGCCGAAGCGATGCGAACGATAAGCGCTTCCACCGCTGGGGGCAGTCCGAGAACGGCATGGCCGACGTCGTGGGCCGGTTCACGCATCCGGGGGAGATGATCTGCGACCCGTTTCTGGGAGGCGGCACAACTGGCGTGGTCGCCGTGAGGATGGGGCGGAAGTTTATCGGGATCGACGTGGACCCCGCATGCATCGAGACCGCCAGGCGGAGGATCTGCGGCGATGCGTGAAGTCACGCCAGAGAGAACGGAGTGGCGGGATCTGGAGCTGAGCAAGCGCCACAGACGCTGGGGTTGGGATTGCCCGGCAATCGATCTCGATTTTCTCATGCTGGAGTACGACTGCGGGCGGGCGAAAGCCATCGTGGAGTACAAGCACGAGGACGCCCCGCCTCAGTACGCCACCCATCCGTCCTATCAGGCGATCATCGATCTTGGCAACCGGGCCGGGTTGCCGGTGTTCGTGGCGCGTTACGCCCGCGACTTTTCATGGTGGCAAGTAACGCCTCTTAACGACGCCGCCAAACATTTCCTGCCGGAGAGCCGTGTCCTGGCCGAGCGCGAATGGGTGACGCTGCTCTACGCCACGCGCGGACGCAGCGTGCCGGAGTCATTGTTCCAGTTCAAGGACCTTCCCTTCAGTGTTAGGAGGATGTAGGCGATGGGAAAGATAACGGACATGCCCGCCTGCGCGCCGAGTGCCGCCGGACCGAGTGCGCCCGCCGCCACCAAGGCTATGGCGGGCAAGCCGCCGGCTCCACCGGGGCCTGCGCCGCGGACGAAGAGAGAAGTAGCCCAGCGCGCCGGCGAGGCGATCATGTCGCTCGGCAAGCTCGCGGCCGAGTTCAAGCCGCCACGGATCGTGCTAAACGGGGTCGAAGGCTGGGGCAAGACCAGTACGTCCGCATTCGCGCCGAACCCCGCCATCCTCATGGCCGCAGGCGAGACCGGCTATGAGACGCTCCTCGGCGCGGGCCTCGTGCCGCAGGTGGACGCCGCGCGCGTCGAGAGCTGGCAGCAGCTCCTGGATACGCTCGATGCCCTCGCGGAGAACTGCCCCTACAAGGTGCTCGCCTTCGACGCCCTCGGGGGATTCGAGCGCCTCTGCCACGAGCACGTGTGCCGCCGCGACTTCGCAGGCGACTGGGGCGAGAAGGGATTCAGCTCCTGCCAGAAGGGCTACGACGTCTCCGTCACGGACTGGATCGGTTTCTTGGCGAAGCTCGACCGGGTCCGCGAGCGCGGCGTCACGATCCTGCTGCTGGGGCACGTGCAGATCCGTCCCTTCAAGAACCCCCTGGGCGAGGACTACGACCGCTACGTGTCGGACGTCCACCACAAGACCTGGGGCGCCACGCACAAGTGGGCCGACACCATCCTGTTCGGGCAGTTCAGGACCGTGCTGGATGACATGGGCGGGGCGCGTCCCAAGGGCATAGGCGGGACTGACCGCGTGCTCTACTGCCAGAGGCGGGACGCCTTCGACGCGAAGAATCGCTACGGGATGCCTGACGAGCTGGAGGTTCCGAGCGACCCGAAGCTCATCTGGCCGACGATCTGGAACGCCATCACCAGGGGCAAGGAGGTGAACTGATGCCACAGCTTGAGCCGGGAATCTACTTCGGGAAGCTCGTCGAGATCGGCACCGACCGGCTCTCGAACGATGCCCGCACGCCGTACGTATTCGTGACCTGGGAGGTAACCCATCGCGCCGAG